GCATAAGATATCTAGCAGTATCTAAATAAGTCTTTTGTTCTTTTTGTTTAATCTTAGCTGTTTCTGCTTCAGTTAATTGTTCTTGTAATTCTTCTAGTTGACCAGTAGCAACACCTGTTGTAAACTTGTCATCTGATAACTCATCAATCTCATGTTCTTTATTAACCATATACTTTTTGATTTCTGATATAGATGTTTCGTATCTATTGATTAATAATTCTTTTTCTCTTATGGTAACCATTGTTTGATTAATCTTTGTTAATCTAGTTTCAGTAGAACCAATATCTTTTTCTATCTGACCTAACGCAATTTCTAACTCTTGTATTTTTTCTGCCTTTTTAGATTGCATTGTGGTTTTAAATGCCTCATCAATTGCTTGTTGACAGGTAGGACAATCGTTATGTGTTTGAAAGAAACCTAAATCTTTTTTATGTTTACTACAAGTATTTTCTAACTTGGCTTCTAAATTATGTAGTTGTTTATACTTATTATTTATTTTAGTTTCGTCTAATATTTCACTTTGTAAAGCCGTCTTTTCAATAGTGACCCTATCTATATCTAATTGATAGTTATCTATATCTGTTTGAGCCTGTTGTATTTCTATTTGTTTTTTATCAATCAGTTGTTGATTATTACCACTCATGTCTTCTATATGTTTCTTTTGTGATTCTATCTTACCATCAATTAGTTGACAATTAAAATCTGATTGTTTAATTACTTCATCTTGTAGTTTTTGTTTTTCTCTAAACATTAAATTCATTTTAGAAAAGATTTCAATATCAAGTATTTCTTCTACAACTTCTCGTCTATGTCTAGCTCTTAATTGCATAAAAGGTACAAACGAAGCATTACCTAATATAACAACTTGTGTAAATGATCTAAAGTTTAGTTTTAATATTGTTTGTTCTAAATGTTTTTGATAATCTCTTACAGCAGCATCTTGATTTAACATAACACCATTACACCATATCTCAAATATATTAGGTTTGATACCTCTTATAATCTTATATTCGTTTTGACCTATAACAAACTCTACTTCTACAACACAATCTTTCTCATTAATACTATTAACCATCTGATCTTTTTTAATATTTCTAAATGCTCTTTGAAATAAACCAAAACATAATGCGTCTAGCATAGTTGACTTACCAGCACCGTTCTCACCAACAACCAATGTCTTTGATGATCTATCTAATTGTATTTCTATAAACTGTTGACCTGTTGATAGAAAGTTTTTATATCTTACTTTTTTAAATACTATCATTCTGCTGTAACATCACTATCTTGTGCTTCCACAAATGTTTCTTTAATCATATTTTTTAATTTATCTTTATCTAAATCAACTGGCAATTGATCCACATAATTGTTTACAAGTGTCATTGTATCTTCCGTACCTTCAACAACATCATCACTTACTAAATTAGCATTAAGGTCTGAATAGTCTTCTAATATTTTTAATTCATGTACTGTAATTTTATTATATAATCTATCAAGTAACCTATCAAACATTTCATTATTTTTTTTAGATACTACAATAAGTTTTACAAATTTATTATGTAGATGATCTATATTGAAATCATCATAGTTTGTTTCGGTATCATTATACATTAACTTTTCAAATATAGTATTTGGATTAGGTATGAATTCTATATCTCTCGTTTCAGTATCAAATATATGAAAACCTTTTGTTTGTCCATAATCTGACCATGTCATTTCATATTGAGCACCTAGATAAAATATTTGACCATCATCATTCTTTGTATGAAAGTGACCACTAAATGTTTTTTCAAATCTTTTTACAATACTTTTATCATAACCGTGTGTTTGTGTTATATTCTCATGCATATAAAAACCATTTAAATCTAAATGGGCCATGCATACATCAGCCTTTGCTGTGTTTAACATATCAAAAGATTGTTCTTGATTTTCAGGATTTATCCAAGGTAACATTAATATTTTTAAACCATCAAAGTCAACTACTTTAGGTTCTATATATATCCAAGGCTCGTTAATACCATCAGGTGCTGTACACAACTGTTGTAATGAATTTACTTTGTTTGTATTTTTAAAATAGATATCGTGATTGCCAATTAACATATGAGTATCTATCTTCATGTCCCATAGTTTGTTTAGAAAGCCTTTTCTAAAGTTATCTGCAACTCTAAAATTAATAAACTTTCTTCTATCAACCACGTCACCTAAATGTATTAGTGTTTTGATATTATGTTTTTCCAAATATGGAAAGAATACTTCCTCATAGAACTTATGTAAAAAATCATCAAAGATCATACTATCGTTTCTCACACCGAAGTGAGTATCATTTAATAACGCTATTTTCATTATCTATTTTTTCTTTTTCTTCTTTACTTTTTTAGGTTCTGCTGGATCACTTTCTTTTACATTTCTTTGTAAGAATTCTAACATCTGACTTCTATATTGAGCATCATCACCAACTAAAGTATCTAACATCATTTCACTACCAGAATTAGCAATTAGTTTGGCCTTAACATCTTGTTGTTTCTTTTCTTTTTGTATTCTTCTGATAAATGCATAATATATAATCTGTGTAAAATATGCAAATGGGTTACTAGATTTTTCTGGGTTGAAGTTTCTCATGTACTGTAAACAGTTTTCTATACCGTCTGAGATCATGTCATCACGATAAGTATAGTTTATAAAATTCGGTCTGTAAGATAAGTGATTAGCGATCTTCAAAAAACACTCACCTATATAGTTAGTCACTATTGGTGGTTTTCTTTTTCGGTCTTCCGCCTTTTGAACTTTAGTACGGTGTTCGATCATAGCCTGAAGAAACTTCTTATTATCTACATAATGAGGTTTCAACTTTGCTTTTGTTTTTTCCATAATTTATCTTTCTGATTAATAATAACTTATTATATCATTTTTGTTATTAGATGTAAAGCCTTTTAAATATTTTTTGCTATTGCTTGACAGTCTTAGGAACTATGTTATAATCGACTATGTAGGAGTTTGGGGAGATACCTTAGCTAGTATCCTAGTGTATAGTTTTCTTTCCGAATAAGTCAATTAAATCTTCTTCTGACCATTGTATATTTTCTTTTGGCTCGGTATCTCTTAATCTGTCCATTTGATCAGCTAACTTATATATTTTTTCCATTTCTTCGGCAGACAAAGTAGGTTTGGCATTTGCTTTATCTTTTTCTATCTTATTTAATATCACTTCATAATAGTGTGATATATGCTGATTCGCTTGAGTGATTACTAATATTTTATCTTTAGGAATAACAAATGTTTTATCATCTGTAAATGATATCCAAGGCGCTAAGGTAGAGTCTTCTTTAGATCCCATTTCTGTTTCTCTCTGTACAGTATGCAATTCTAATGCATTTGTGATTCGTAGGAAATCTTTATCAACAACAATACTACCCATGATGGTAGTACCATCAGTTAATTTTACCATACGATAATCTTTTTCCTTAATAGTATTCATTTTAATCCTTTAGGTTAATATTATGTATTTCGTAATCGAACTCTTCCTCTGTGTATATATTTATTCTTTCCTGAAAGTGCTTCAACGTATAATTCTCCTTTGACTTGTAAGTTAGATCATCTGCTATATCGTATAATGTTGCATTTACCTTATTGTCACCTAGTCTTAAACCTCTACCGATTGATTGTAAATTTCTTATTCTACTCTTTGATGGACTGGCAAAGATTATATTGTGTAGATTTTTAATATTAATACCAGTAGAAAAAGTACCATAACTTGCAACGATAATGGCGTCATCTTCTTTCTCAACTATTGCTCTAGCCTTCTCTCGTTCTTCTGTATCAACTCCACCATATATATAAAAAATCTTTCGATTTTCTTTCGCTTTGTCTTGAATAATTTTGTGTAAATTTTTACCATGTTTCTCTACTAACTGAAATAGTATTAAAGTATTACCTTTGAGTTTAAGTGCTAGATTACGAATAAAGTTATTTCTTGATGTACTACCTACAAGATAATCTATCTCGTCTTGATACTTACCTTTTGATATGATCTTGGCGTTTGCCTCACTATGTTTAAGTATTAGACATCTCACAACAAGATTACTTAACTGGTTCTTATCCATTAATTTTTTAGTTGTAGTCACTTTGTTTACTGCACCGAACAGTCCTTCTAATACTAACTTATGTGTATGGGCACCATCTAAAGTACCTGTAAGACCTATACGATATTTACAATCGGTAAGTTTAGTCATAATTTCTGTTAATGATTTTGATTTAAATAGATGAGCTTCATCACCAAATACACAACCAAATTGTTCAAAGTATTCTTTCGGCAACTTATATAAACTCTGCCATGTAGATATCAATACTTTTTTATCTGTTTGATTTGAGTAACCGCTATATAACCTATGACAATATTTCTTTACATTCCAACCATATGATTCGAAATCGGTATACATTTGTTCTACTAATGATGTTGTAGGAACAATTAAAAGTATTCTGTTATTATGCTGTTCTTTGATTAGATGAGTGTAGTAACGAATTAAAGAATATATGATGAATGACTTACCTGAGGCCGTAGGACTCACTAGCAGCGCCCTATTGCGTTTTAAACTATGATATATTGCGTCTATCTGATAATCTCTTGCCTCAAATTTTTGACCTAAACTATTAGAGAATTTAGTTACCGTTTCTTTATCAACCTTGTTATCTATCTCTACATCTTTACCAGCAACTATGTTATAGCCTCGTTCTTCGGCAAATGCTTTGATGTATGGATACAGACCAAAGTATATCTCTTTCGTCTTTTGTGAAAATAATCTTATCTTACCATCCCACATCCGATTACGAAATGCAGGCATGAATTTATATCCTGGTACATAGAAAGTAAAGAATTCAGATATTTCTCTTTGTACATCCGACTCGCAGTCTACCGTAATGTAAACTTCGTTCTTTTTTTCTATGATGATGAGATTAGAATTGTCCCGATTGATAATCATATAAATGTGTATTCCATATTGTCATACTTATATTTATATTAATTATTTCCATTGATTTCCTACAATCCAACCTACTAATGATTTTCTAGTGCCTTCGGTAATCTTATCTACTTTATGCCATACATGACTAGGAAAGACAATCATCTGTCCTTTTTTAAGTTTAAGTGTTTCTATATTTGTAGATGATGATATTGGGTGTGGGGTACATAC